AGTACAATTTAAATATGCTACAGGAACGGGTGATAGCTTTACTTATTCCGCTACAACAAAAACAACTAAAATAATTTTTGCTTCTGGTAATCCAGATACAACAAATCCAAACATGATTGAAATTCAAACAGGTGGAGATGTTGTAGATGATACATCACCTCAACTAGGTGGTAATTTAGATACTAACTCTTTCATGATAGATTTTGATGATGCTCACGGTATTAGAGATGAAAATGGAAATGAACAATTAATTTTTGAAACAACATCATCTGCAGTAAACCACATTGATATTACAAACGCTGCAACAGGTGGCGGTGCACAAATTGGTGCAGTCGGAGGTGATTCAAATCTTAACCTAAGATTAAGACCAAAAGGAACAGGTAACATAGAAGTTTTAGGGGCAGATAATCCAGGTGAGATACAGCTTAACTGCGAGCAGAACTCCCACGGAATTAAGCTGAGGTCCCCCGCGCATAGTTCTTCGCAGAGCTACACCCTTATCTTTCCCACTGGCAACGTAACAGCAGACAGATTTTTAAAAGTTTCATCAGTAACAGGATCAGGCACAACAGGTGTTGGTCAATTATCTTTTGCTGAAGTATCTGGTGGTACATCATGGCAAGCAGTAAAAACTTCTGGCTTCACTGCAGTAGCAGGTGAAGGATATTTCTGTAATACAACATCAGCAGCTTTCACAGCGACGTTACCATCATCAGCAACAATCGGTGATGAAATAAGTTTTATAGATTATGCAGGTACGTTTGATTCTAATAATTTAACTATCGGGAGAAACTCACACAACATACAGGGTTCTGCAGCAGATTTAACAGTGTCAACCGAGAGAGCTGGTTTTACATTGGT